AAGATTATGAACCGGAAGTAATTGAAGATTGTTTAGACTTAAATAGCGATCAACTACTAGCAGCTTTATATGGAGCGGTGCAAAAATTACAGCAAAAGGTGGAAGTGTTAGAAATAGCAAATCAGCAATTAACGGAAAGAATAGAAAAACTAGAAATGTTATAATTAACAAGCACGTCGTTAGGAGGTGATTATTACGGAAACAACTAACAAAGTTGAGCCACAAAAAAAGTATACGGCAAAAGAATTTGCAGCCTCCTATCAAAAACTATGTGAGGAGTACGGTTTTAGAATTGTAGTCTCGCCCGCCTTTGCTAGTACAAACCACGGAACTTTCGAGGTTGTACTTCAATACACTATTGGCGAGTTACCAAAACAATAGCGATTGCTCTTGACAATTGTTTGTGCTTGGTAGTACTTTTAAGTAAAGAACGTACTAGCCTTATTTAGAAGGCTTAGAACCGTTGCAACTTGGATTAGTTGCGGCGGTTATTTTAATTTATGGAACCTTTTGAGTTTAATAGATTCATACAAATTAGTAAGGTTGACCCCGATCAGCATATGGTATATGGCTATGCTTCTACTCCCCAATTAGACTCACAGGGGGAAAAAGTGGACTTGGAAGCGTTAGAACGCGCTTTGCCAGAATATCTAAAGTTTCCGACTATCAGAGAAATGCATCAGCCAAAGGCTATTGGAACTACCAAGTCTACATCTATAAAAGACGAGGGTTTATATATCGGTGCCAAAATAGTTGATAAAGATGCTTGGGAGAAGGTAAAGGAAGGCGTATATCGTGGGTTTAGTATTGGTGGAAAAATTGTTAATAAAGTTAAAGACACCATTACCGACTTAAGACTTAGTGAAATTAGTTTAGTAGATGTTCCAGCCAATCGTGGGGCGGTAATAACGCTTTATAAAGCTAGTGAGGATACTTTAGAAGCGTCCTTTCATAGGATGATGAAACGAGAGGAGGTGAGGTTTGAAGTGGAAAAAGGAAGAAAAAGCAAAGTAGTCGAAGAGAACGTGGTAGAGCCGGTAGCGGCTGTTGCTGAAGAGGCTAAAGTTACTCCCGAAACTCCTGAAGTGGTTACAGAACCAGTTGAAGCACCAGTTGTGGAAACACCAACTGAAGCGCCAGCTGAAGCACCTGTTGAGACACCCGTAGAAACGCCAGTGGAAACACCGGTAGTTGAAGCGCCTGTTGAGACGCCTGCGGAACCTGTAGCCGAACCTGCCGCTAGCGCGGAGGTTAAGGAGGTAGCGGAGAGGACTTTAGACCTCGAAAAACGTTTAGACAAATTAAGTGGAAAAGTAGAAGAAAGCGCTAGCATCGCTAAAGCAATGACACTCTTAGGTAAAGTAGTTTCTACTTTAGAGAAACTAGAGGAAAGATTGTCAAAGGTGGAAGCAACGCCAGCGGCGACTAAGACAAAAGCGTCTTTTCTAGTTGGCAAAACTCTCGGCGGAGACGATGGCGCTGATAAGGATGCGTTATCGAAAGCTAAGTCCGAGCTGGATGCGCTAGTCAAGATCCGTGAGCAAGACCCTGATAGGTACGCTCGCGAAGGCATGAGTACAAAGGCTCTTGATTTATTGGCATTAGTTAAGAAACTTAGTTAATTAGTTTCTTATTTTTAAAGGAGGTGAAAAAATCTATGGATATTAGTGAGATTCAAAAAGGTCTTTTAGCTGATACTGCGTTTTTAGAGCAGTTCAAAAGCGAGATTTTTTCAAAGGCCGCTGAAGTTAAAACAACCTACACGTTTAGTCCTGATAGCCGCTCGGTATTCTCTCCAGAGAACCTAGAGGCGGAGGTTAAACTGTTGGTTCCAACCGACGCTCCTTTGAGAAATAGGCTACCTCGTACCGTTGGTCGTGGTGAGGCGTCTGCTTGGAAGAAATTGACGAGTAAACTTCACTCGACTAGTGGTATGGCGGGTATTGGTACCAACACGGCGATTGTTTTTGCCGATGCTGGAGCTCCCAATGAAACCACACAAACCTACTCCGTGACTAGCGCTGCCTACAAATTGCTAGGACGTAAAGTTGAGGTTGGTGGCTTAGCATTAGCTGCTTCAAGAGGCGGTTCGACGGAAGACATGTATGAACACCGCAAGCGCATTAAGATGTACGAGGTAATGCTAGGAGAAGAAGAACTAATTTTTGGCGGAGACATTGACAATTCTGCTTTGCAGTTTGACGGTCTTGGCCAGCAAATTACAACTAACTCTGGTAATGCCGCACTCTTAACCGCTTCTGGAATTGGTGTTTATTGTCAGACTCTATTTAAGGAAGGCGCTTCTCCGACCGTGCTTGTCGCGAATGCTCGCCAAACCCGTGCTTTAGCGGATGAATTGCAAGGTAGTGGGTCTATTCAGCGAATAATTGTGGACAATCAGGGTAATGGTATTGGTGGAGTTAGAATGAGTAAGATCATTAACCCGATTGACGGTACAATGATCGACATTTTGACTAGCCGCTACTGCGGAGGTAATGCTTTCTTATTGACAGAACGCTCTCCAGCTGGTGAGGTGTGGATCGATATGCAAGACTTGATTCCAATGAGTCGAGTTGATGTTCCGTCTAGTAACTTTAGCTATATTAGCTTCGTATTGGAGGCCACCGTATTACGAGTTATTGGTGAGCCATTCCAATATATGATTGGAGGGAACGCCCTAGCATAGGCTTGTTGTTAAGAAGACTGACGCAATTGGTCTTCTTAACGCAATTGCGTAACAAGCAACTATGAATTATGTTAGTACTGCAACATTTAAGGAATATTACCCAGAAGTGGACGTTAGTCGTTTTAGTGACGCCACACTTAGCGGTATAATTACCCAGGCTTCGGCAAGGGTTGACTCCTTTGTTGAGTATACATTTGATGTCGAGAACGTAGTTGACGAAAAAAGCGACGGTTATGTTAATTCAATAGGCGATATAGTTATTTTTCCTAGAAAACGTCCTATAAATTCCGTTAGCGCTATATCTATAGTTAAAGGTACCTTTGATACCGCCGTTAGTTTAACTAGCGGAGGGGAAAACCTATACGACATACCAACTACTAAGGATAGGATAGTTATCCCTGGGGACTCTTTAACGCTTAACGCGGTGTCTATTTTGGATACTCAAGCCCTTCGGACAAACCAATTCTTTACTAAAATAAGTTACAACGCAGGCTATACAACGATACCAAGTGACGTACAACAGGCGACAATGCTTTATGCCTTGGATATACTATCCCGCCGAAATAACCTCTCTGGGGCCACGTCAGTGAGTCAGGGGGGCATTTCAATAACTTACTCCGATAACAAGGGTCGTAGCGACTTTGTGAAGGACGCGGAGGAGCTCTTGGCAGGCTACGTTCGCTCCTCTGGCTTTTAATGATTCCAATTGTAACGCACACGGCTACATTTAAGAGGTTAACTAACGACGTTGGTGATAGTGATAAGGAAACCTGGCAGGACGTGTCGGGACTAATTGGTATTAGTTGTAACGTGCAGCCGGCTAGCGCCAAACCGTCGGAAATAGCCACGGGAGTCTTTGATAAGAAACATATAATGTTTGTATCAACTACCTGTTCTGGTGTTAGAGAAGGGTATAGAGTAACAATATCGGGACTTTATGACGGATCTTTGAACAATACACTAACCGTTGACGGTGTTGAGGACTGGAATACACCGCCATTGCCGCATTACCAGATTACGCTTAGTGAAATAGAACAATGATCACTGTTGGAGTAGTAGGATTTAAAGAATTTAGAAAAGCAATGAGTAACGTTGATAGTCAATTTTATTCTTTAGCCAAGCACTCCTTGACAAAAGCCACCGAGGAGATACACGGTAAGGCTACAGATAAAGCGCCCTTCGCGTTTGGCAAATTAAAGGGAAGTATTAGGCAGGGGGTTCGTGGCTTAAAGGCGGAAGTGGTAGCGGGTAGTAAATATGCTAGTTTTGTTGAGTATGGTACAAGGCCCCACTTCCCGCCCGTGGCCGCGCTTGAGCCTTGGGCGGCCCTAAAACTTGGGAGCGCTGGATTGGCTTATGCTGTGGCGAGAAAGATTGCTATAAGAGGTACTAAGGCCCAACCTTTTATGAGACCGGCCGTTGACGAGTCTTTGTCTAAGATAAGGAGTATATTTAAAGATTTACTAAACGACATGATTAAAATAATGAAAAGATAATGGCTACTAAAATTATAAACATAAAAAACGCGATAAAAACCAAATTAGACGGCGTTAGCCATTTAAAGTATGTTTATACCTACGCTAACGGCTCTCCCGACGGGTTTCCTTGCGCGACGATTACTAATAGTCAAATGCAAGGAGAGTTTGGTGACTTTAGCGCTACTAGCAAGCGAAATAAACGCACTTACGCGTTTAATGTTTCTATTTATGTGGAGCGAAATGAGGCTAGTTTTGGAGCTGAAAAGGCGGAAAGAGTAACCGATGAAGCATTGGACGAGATATTAACGGCGTTTGATATGGACACAACACTATCTGGAGTGGTTAAATGGGTGCAGGTAGTGGAAGGAGATTTAAGTTATGAGGATATGGGAAACATAGTTCGTACGGCTAACTTAACAATTAGCTGCATAGATATGGTTGATTCTTTATAAGGAGGTGAAAACATGTCAGTAGAAATTGGACGTCAAGGATATTTAGGATTTGCATTAGAAAGTGTAGCGGGGACGGCGGAGTCTGCCCCATCAGTGTTCCTACCTTTTACCGAGTGTAGTTTAGAAACTAAGCACGAGAAATTTAGTGATATTTCCGTTCGTGCTTCTAGGGTTAAAGATCACGACTCCGTGAGTGGTAAGAAGTGGGGAGAGGGCGACGTGTCCCTATACTTAGATGCTACTAATTCTGGATATTTGATCAAACTAGCTTTCGGTAATGAGTCTAAAGCCGACTATCAAGCTAGCCCAAACGTTGACAATCACCAATTTTACATTACTACTTCTGGTAACGCGGCTAAGACGGCTACTATCTGGGAATATCAGGGAAGTGGTCCAACAGTACAACGATATGTTCGGACGGCTGCTAACAACCTAGAAATTGAGGTAGGAAATGAGGGGTTAGCAACGCTAAAAACTAGCTTAATGGGTAGCGATTCAACAGGCGTAACTGCTCCAAGTTTAACTACAACTTCGGGGACTATCTTCGCTTGGACTGCAGCTACTGTAAGTTTTGGTGATACTGTCGAAGCGGCTCGCATAGCGAGCGCAACCAAAGTAACTAACTTTAAATTTACGCTTAATAATAACCTAGAAATGGTTTACGAGTTCAATTCCGCGACCGTTTCTCAAGTTTTATTGGGTGAGGCGGAAGTAACTGGCTCGTACACGTTATTTTTTGAAAATGACACGGAGCTAAGCGCTTATAAAAATAACACTAAGCGAGCAATGGTTATGACCTTAACAGGCGCCTCGGTTGGCGCGGCTACGGAGCAGTTAGAGATTTGTATCGATAGGATGTTCTTAGAGGATAAAAGCATAGATACTGGCGCTAGTAACTTCTTCGCCATTACTGGTAACTACCGAGTTATTCAAGGAACAAATGGCGGATTTGTGACAGTAAACTTGCGTAATGCTAAGACTAGTGTGTATTAATAGTTAGTGGGGGTTAGTTTGCTGTAGTTCTAGCCCCCATTAACAAAAACTACTTATGGATAATAAAAATATATTTAACTACCGGAAAGAAGTCTACCCCGAGGATAATGAACTATGGGTAGAACTCTATGACGACCTCTCTATTGGACAATGGGAGAGGATACTAGCAAAGATTGGAGACTTGAAGGACTCCGCTGATGCTAGGAAAAGCATGGAGGTAGCTTTGGATGTTCTGGCGGGGAGTATTAAAGATTGGAACTTTGCCGACAGTAACGGCGAGAAATTAGTAGTTAACGAAGATAATATTAAGCGCCTTCCCTCCAAGTTAGCCACTTGGTTGGTGACATTAGCAAACGACTTCTTCGTTAATAGGGATAGTAAAAAAAAAGAATCGCCAAGCAGCTAATTAGTTGCTTGAGTAATAAAAACGATTTACCGCCGGAGTATCTAAAAATGAAGTTTTGCGAGACTTATCATTTGAGTCCGCTAGAATACGAAGTCTTACCAAGTAGTCTAGTAGAAGATTGGATGCAAATGAAAAGTATTGAGATACAATGGCAACAGACACAAGGGAACTCAAAGTTGTAATAAACCTCGACGATAATGTGACGGGCAAAATGCCAAACGTCACTGCTTCCATTTTCAAAGCAGAATTAGCTCTAGAGGGGTTAAGAGCGGCCGCAAATGCCGTTGTTTTTGGATTTAATAAACTAGCAGATGCTGGAAAGTGGGCGCTAGGTAATGCCGCTGCTTTGGAGCAAAACCGGATAGCCTTTGAAACAATGCTCGGCTCTGGGGAGGAAGCTGGAAAGATGCTTAAAAGTCTATCCGACTTTGCTCGTAAGACTCCTTTTGATTTACCACAAGTTGTAGAGGGTTCTAGAAGGTTACTTGCTTACAATATCGCTGGGCAGGATATATTACCAACATTTAAGATGCTTGGTGACATTGCTTCTGGAGTCGGGACTGAAAAATTGCCACAACTTATTCTTGCTTTTGGTCAAGTAAAGGCGGCAACAAGATTAACAGGAATGGAGTTACGCCAATTTAGCGAAGCTGGTGTTCGTCTTCTTAAAGCATTATCTGATCAAGCTGGGATTTCTTCTAAGGAAATGGTAGAGAAGATTAGTGCTGGGGAGGTTAGCTTTCAGCAAGTTCAAGAGGCATTAGCGGGAATGACTAGTGAAGGTGGTATTTTCTTCAATTTAATGGAGAAGCAGGCTACCACTTATAGCGGAACTATCCAAAATTTAAAAGATAACTTTATCCGGTTAGGTAATACAATAATGGGCATTACCGAACAAGGAGAAATAGTCAAGGGGAGCTTTTTTGAGGCTCTTATAAACTTAGCCAAAGGGCTACTAAGTGCTGTTGACGGATTGAATGCTAGGTTTGGTGGAGCCGGTGGTCTTGGCGAAAGGCTAATGGCGATTGTTAACGTTTTTGTTGCGGAGGTTAAACCAGCATTTGATGAAATGATTGCAGCACTTCAACAAATGATAATAGAGTTAGGCGGCGCTGGATTAAACTGGGGAGAACTCGCCAAAATTCTTATTAAGGATGTGGCGCTATCTATTAAATTAGTATTCGAAGTACTAACAGTGCTATTCAAAACTATTGCCGCTAATAAAGACTTAATAATATCGATTGCTAATGCTTTTATAGAGGTAGCAAAGGCGGTTATAAAGGTTAAAGAAGCTATAGAGTCTCTTGGTAGTAAAATTTCGTCATTTGACTTTGAACGCTTTAATATGGCCAAGCAATTAGGAGCGATGAATGAACTACTATGGGGGCCAATGCCTAACAAACAGCATGGTGGTGTTATCCCAGGTTCGTTTAACCAAGTCGTTCCCGCTCTTTTGCACGGTGGTGAGCGAGTGATACCAAGAACTGGCGTTGACGTTGGCGGGGGAAGTCCTAGTAGTGTTACAGTTAATTTTAATGGGCCTGTTGGTGTAAGAAGCGACGACGATTTAACAATGATAGTTAAGATGGTGCAAAAGGCCATAAACAAAGAGAATTCGTTGGTGTATCAAGGAGCTTTATGAACTTTGGTGATTTAAATCTACAGGACTCTGTCATAATTACGGAAAGCGTGCAGTACCAAAGCATGGCTGAAAGAGATGTTTCCTTGGCTAATATCTCCCGCCGCCCTGGTGGTAAGTACTTATCGTCGGAGTTTGGCCCGAAGAAGATACTTATATCAGGAAGAATAATATCTCCTAGTGCTTCTGGAATGCAGGGAATACTAGATAATATTCATAGGTATTTAGCTTTAGAGGAACAAGCATTAGTTATTGATAGTGGTAGGACATATACTGCTACCTGTACTAAAACGGAGATCCTAGAGAGACATTATACCCAAACATACCTACCTTTTGCATTTGAGTTTATTTGCGCCATGCCGTTTTCGGTAGGCGGGCAACTAACGGCTGGGTTTATCGTTCCCGCTGGTAGCGCTACAAAATCGTTATCAACTACAATTAGCGGAAGTGCTTTTTCCGAACCAGTAATAACATTAACCACTGCCGCTGGTGCTGGCAATCCTGGTATTAGTGCTTTTAGAATTGACCAAATTACTAAGGGAGAATACGTCACTTATTCTGGCATAATCTCTTTAGGAGGTTACGACGCGGTGTTTGATTACAAAAACTTTAATGTTACTTATAGCGGTGTATCACAAAACTATATTGGTAGGTTCTCTCGCTGGGAAATTGGAAATAACGACTTTATTATAACCGTTTCTGGTGCTAACACCTATGGTGTAACTGGTAACATTACTTATTCGCCTAGGTACTTCTACTAATGACTAAGAAAGAATATGTTTACAAGGTCTTTAATGTCTCCGACACCGTAGTAACCAGCTTAAACACTACCTGGCGAGATGAAGTTGTTAGCACCCCCATGTTCAAAGCAGTGCTTAATGGTTCCGATAGCGAACTAGTTGTAAGGCTTGCCCGCCCATTTGATGACTTTGGAGAAGACGATGACGTGAAACTAAATAACAAAGTGGAGGCGTGGGTTTATGATAAGGAAGCTCCCGCGGGGACGTTACTTTACTCCGGATACATAATTGGATATTCAAATATTGTGAATGAGGAGAAAGAGTTTGTGGATGTAAGGGTTAGGGGTTACGGCCACTTATTATCAACTGGAATACTAAGAAATGGAAATAGTACTACCATTTCTTACTATTCTAAAGACCCGTCCGTTATATTTAGAGACATTGTTAACAAGTTTGTTGATAGGGAGGGGCCATTCTTGGGGTATACGGCAGATAGTGTTGAAACAACTGGCACAACCGTTACATACACATTTAATACCAATACCTATCGTGAGGCTCTTGACAAGGTTATTGAGTTAGCTCCCTCCGGATGGTATTGGCAAGTTAATCCTAATGGTATTTTATCGTTTAAGGCCAAGACGGTAACAATTAACCATAGTTTTAGAATGGCTACGCACCTATCTAGTGTTTCCCCCGATAAGAACATGGAGGACATGGTGAACGAGGTTTACTTTACTGGCGGGGAAACCGCTGGAGAAAACCTATTTATTAAGACTACTAGGCAGTCCTCTATTGACTCTTATGGTAGGAGAATAAAGAAAATAGTTGACGGAAGAGTAACGGTTGCCGCTACCGCTATCACAATGAGTACTAAGTTACTTGATGAGCGCTCCGCCCCAGAAAAGAGAGCAATAATATTGGTAGTAGATAGTAATGGCGGTGAAGACTTTGGCTACGATATTGAGTCTGTTAGTGTTGGCGACAACGTGGAGATTTTGGAATTGACAGCGGGTGTTCCAGTAGTGTCTAATTGGGATAGCTTTGTGTGGGACACCGATGTGTGGGACTCCACCGTAGAGACAACTATAAACGATGTTTTGCAAATAACGTCCCTGTCTTATGCTCCGGAGAGTTTAGAACTAACCACAACTACACGGCTACCAGAAATAAGCAAAAGAATTGAGGATATTAACCGAAACTTTGAAAGCTCCGTTTTAGTTAATAATCCTTCGGAAGCAAGTTAAATATGGCGACACTAACGACATTTTATCCGGCAACTAAGGCAAAATCTAGCGAGGTAAACGCTAATTTTAGCGCTTTGAATTCTGATATTACGACGTTGGACGGGCGTATTGGTACGCTAGAAAGTAGCGCAACTTCACAAGCTGGCTGGGTAACAGTAACGGACACTTGGACGTATGCTAGTGCCGATGACCCGACATTCACTTTTACTATTAGTGGTGATAAAACGGCGGTACTTAGCGCCGGAATGAAGATAAAACTAACCCAAACTTCCGCAAAGTACTTCATTATCACCAACGTTACTTACGGCGCTCCTAATACCACAGTAACAGTTTACGGCGGTACCGATTACGATTTAACAAACGCAACGATAACGTCTCCTTACTACTCTACCGCTCGCGCACCGCAAGGGTTTCCTTTATCTCCTTCTAAGTGGACTGTTACCGTGTCCGACGCAAGCGACTACTCCCAGGTGGCCCCGGCCTCTGGTACTTGGTACAATGCTACTAGTATTACTATTCCGATAGGTGACTGGCGAGCGTCTTATTCTTGCGTGCTTTATTGTGACGACGACAATACTGGTGGGTATGTTGGGGCAATTGGTCATACGACACTATCCACGGCTAATAATACCGAAAGCGACCCGACGTTTTCTGCCTATGACCAAGCAAAGTATAGCGGTGTTAGTAACAATGCTTATTCTTCTAGTAGTGTTTATCGGTCTAGGCCACTAACTTTAACGGCTAAAGCTACTTACTATCTTAATTACAAAACAAGCCAAGCTAACCAATATAGCGTTGCCATAAGGGGTAGTATAGCCACAACAATTATAGAGGCCGTTTGTACATACTTATGAAATCAGACCCTTACTACGTTCTCCTAGAGAAATCACTAAAAGAAATGATTAAGGTAAACAAAGAATACCTAATAGCCACTAAGGCTACCCTTGATAGTGTCAACGACTTAATGCATAGAGACCGAGCTGGTCACGCCGCTCACTTCCAAGCTACCATTGACGGCTTTGCTACAGTTATTCAAGGTATTGAAAGTAGCAACAAAGTCACACAACTATTAGTAAAACTAGCAATGGTGTCGGTAGTGATAGCGGGCTTGTCGTTTGGCGTTAAAGAAACGGGTATCGACTCGTTACTTAAAGGGCTTATATGAGCGTAAACGATGCTATTTATGGAGCGGCGACAACCGGATTCTTCTTTAACGGTTTTATTCATTTACTCTTAGCTGTATCTTATATTCGTGGCTACCTAAAGAACAAAGGCACCTGGCCGATATTCTGGCTATCAGCGGTTTGGGCCTCCTCGACGGTGATGTTACTTTCTTGCGCTATCTTGTATAGCTTTAGAGTGTTTAATGCGCCGTTTGAAATAGTAGTGGTTTTGTGCAATACTCTAGTAGCAATTGCTTCACTAGGACTGTTAAGAGTTACAGTTAGCAATTGTTGAAAGTATGCGTTTGCTTGGAATGGCCAGTGTGTGGCCGATGAATAACAACGTGTTCTGCTCTGCTGACAACAACAAGGTTTTCAATTCTATTATCGAGGCCGTTTCCGTTTATGTGGTGTACTATCTCCGTTGGTTTCAGGTATCTACCAAGTTTCTTTTCCATTACAAGTCTATGCTCTGCAACCTTATTGTGTCTAGCGTATGGATGTGTTGGTTGGTAAATAAAAATGTGCCCATTATGAATAACAAGTCCTGTTTTCCAGCTTGGATGCTTTTCTGGATGTTTGGAAATATATCTAAAATGGCATTTGCGGGAACAGAAAGAAAGTTTTCCAAGGTTATGGCTTTTGTAGCGGAAAAACTGTTTACCACAGTTAGCACAGTTAAAAACGCCTTTTCTAGACACGTCGTAACAACTACGACCACAAAACCTGGCCTTTTGAGATGGCGGAGCATTAAATTCTATTCCACACAACTCGCACTTATATAACACATATGTAGTATATAGGTGTTAGTGTGTGGAGTCAATAAGTGACTGTTCAAGAATTTTTCAATAAGTATGTTGGCAAGCATTTAGACGTGGATGGTGTGTTTTCCGCGCAATGCGTTGACCTTTTTAAGCAATTCAACAAAGAGGTTGTAAATGCCCCTAACGTAAACGGAAACGCCGTTGACTATTGGACTACCTTCCCTACTAATTACTACAAGAAAATAGCAAACACCGCTTCAAACTATCCCCAAATAGGTGACGTCATAATATGGGGAAAAACTGTTGGTCCCTATGGTCATATCGCAGTATGCAAGGAAGCCGACCCTAACAAATTCGTTTCATTTGACCAAAACTGGAACGTACAAATTGACGGTACTGGTGTTTGTGAGTTTATTACTCACACCTATTGGGGAGTTTTAGGGTGGCTTAGACCAAACTCTTTGCCACAGCCGCAGGGAGGTGGTAACGAAGTGAATTACCAGCCGCAAATTGACGAACTTACTAAAGACTTAAGAAATGTGGAGAAGTTGCAGGGTACTATCGCCAAGTCCCTGGAGGCTTTGGACATAGCCAAAAATGAGGATATAACTAAAATGGGCGGTGAGTTATTGCTAAAGTTGTCCGAAAATAGCTCTAGGATAGACAAGAACTTGGCCGAACTTCAAGAGCTTATTTACCGCCGTATTGACACTAAAATTGAGGAGGTCTACAAAAGTCTTTCCGACGGCGAGAATATTGTAGTTCCGCCACAAAATGGCAACGGTTTAGGACAATTTCTAATTAAGTTGCTAGATAAGGTAAAAATTAGTGCTTAGCATTCTAGTAGTTAGTAAGGAAGTAGGTGATAAAGAATGGCATTAAAACTCAATGATATCAGCAAAGTTTCTCTAGCTACTGCCTCTGGAGCGTCCGTAGCGACTGGTATTTTGGCTATTAGTAATGGTGACACGGTTAATGGAATTATCTTAATTGCTGTAGCGGTAGGGCTAGAGGTATTACGGGAAGTCCTAAAGCAAAAGTTTGGAGTAGAAATTAAAGCCGTCAAACCTAAAAAAAAGACTTAGGTGTCTTGAGGTGCTTGTAGGTTATTAAGAGAGCTTACAAGCCCCAAGTAGGCACGCAAGTTGGGCCTACAAATCTAATTGGGAGGTAGGGATGACAAAGAAAAACGTGCTTGAGGGGTCTTCTCTTCACGCACTGTTAGCAGAAGTGAGAGCTCGTGGCTACTTCTCTTTCAAGCAACCGTTGAGGCAAGGGTCGAAGATTGTCGTTGATACCTCTCGGTGGGGTGGCGATAGTTTTTCCTTCGCCGTTGTTAGCGACACCCACTGCGGGTCGCTGTACTTTCAACGGACAGCTTTGGAAGAGTTTTACTCTGTGGCAGGGGACAGGGGTATTCAGCTAATTCTCCACGCTGGAGACCTCTGTGACGGCACAAGCTCCATGCACGCCGGAATGGAGTTTGAACTAGCGGTCCACGGGGCAGACCAAATGGTTGCGTATGCCAAAGACATCTACCCCTACCGTCGGGGAATTGTCACGAAGGTTATCAGTGGTAATCACGACGCCGCATTTTGGAAAGAGTCTGGAACAAACATCGTCCAACGTATCTGTGACCAACGTCGCGATATGGAGTACTTGGGCGACACCCTTGCTTTCGTCCAAATTGGTGCTATCCGAATTGCGCTAATGCACGGAAGTGGGAATGTGGCTTATGCTCGAAGCTATCGGTTACAGAAAATTATCGAGCAACTAGCTCCTGAGAATAAGCCGAACTTTCTGTTCCTCGGACATAAAATTAAATGTGTCCTTACCTAGTAATAGGTAATAAAAAACCTTACTATATCGGTGGAACTCCTTAAAGGACAATACCGAGGCAACCTGCGAAAGCAGAGAGCCCGTAACGACTAAATGTAAGGCTCTGTACTTTGACAGAAGAAGCTACAGATGAAGTTATAGTCTGGTCTGTACGGTAACGTATAGAGGTGGCAGAAATGACCACCCGCCCTTGTGGTTATAAAGTAACAGTACGTACCACGTGCCGGCAACAATTCCAGGATACCGCAATGTCGAGGGGATCCAAATGCCGTGCTTTCAGGCCCAGACTCCTTTCCTGGCCAGCAAGGGGTTGTTTCCGTTTATCGCCGGGATAATTGTAACCGTTACTCCTGACGAGAACGGGTTAGCGTCCGTCAATTACGAATGGGTGCCGTTTTACAAAGTTCGTAAACGAGACATTTGAAAGGAGAGAACACGTGTGCCAAGAAGTGCAGCAAGTCTTTCAAAGCGCGCTAGAGAGCGTTAAACAATTCTTGCAAAAGAACGAGTTTAATTGCGCTAGTGTTGTTTTGGAGGGCGTGGAGAGGCTACGAAAGGCGTACCCCGAAGACTGGGCGGTGGTCCTGAACACCTTCCCACCGTTTGTACGGCACTATGTTAGAAGCCGCAAACCCCACTAGGAGGTACTAGGTACTATGGCGTACATAGTGGTCTTCCTGATGAGCCTGGTTGAGTGGCTACTAGCGACAAGTCGTATTTGCGCTATTCAAAGGGGAGATCGACTCAAAGCGGCGGGAATTGTGTTTATGGAGGAGGTTTTGGGATTCCTTGTTTTGTACATTGCAGTTACCGAACAAAACCTCCTCCTAATTCTTTGCTCGGCTTTAGGAGGCGCAATAGGCTTGTTGGTGTCGATGGGACGAAAATAGCCCTAATTCTTTCAAGACTTGGGGCTATACTTTTTGATAACTTCTTTAATAAATAACTCCGTACACTTCCCCGACATATCTTTAAATTGCCTTAAATAGGCCCACCTTTTAGGAAACTTCTCTTGGAACCACATCATTCCTTTAGCTGGGTCGTGGTGCATTAGTCGCCAATGGCAGGACCAACATAAGCAAACGGCGTTGTTTTTGTCCCACCTAAGTAATGTGTGTCTTCGGCTTAGAATATGAGCGCAATTTAAGTTATCTTTAGACTTACAAATTAAACAATGTCCGTCTCGCTTTCGGATATGAGAGCTAAAAAGAATATCGGCTTTTTTCTTTAATTTACTTTTTTCTTTCATTTGGTAACCCCCAGCCCCAATTCTTTAATTTGGGCCGGCCTATTTTAGTTGTTTTTCCTTGTCTACGGCACGTTACACAACGGTCAATATGTGAAGGCTTTGGGCCACCACAAATTGGGCATTCATTATCGTCTTTGTTAAACGGTAGTACCATATCCCCCTTTAGCTATAGACTAAACCATCGCCAGAGACAAAAGTATCGCCGGAGACTCGAGCCTTTCCATAAATTGAAGTGTTTCCAGAAATTAAGGCGTTTCCAGATACTGAAGCATTGCCTAAAATCGAAGCATTTTCAAAGACCCAAGCATCACCAGCGTGACTTAAATTACTCTCCTTCTCTATAAAGCCACCCCTATCTCCGCTTTTTACATAACCGAAATCACGCAAAGCCTCTATTCTATGAAGAATTACTCCATAATATTCTTTTGTTTCTTCCGTTAACTTGTATTTTTTCATCTAATAGATTCGCCTCCTTATCAAACTTAGTTCGGGGGCGTGGATTTGTGTAGGAATTACCTACCTGTCACCACGCACTATTTGCGGCTTAGCCTATGGATTAGGAAACACCGCCAGGACTTCCACCTACGTATATCTCGGACTACTTTAAACTCCAAACGAGTAAGTTTCCAACTTCGTAGTCCAAAGTGTTTACCTCTTCCACCACCCCAAACTGAAGTCGTTAGTCTTTGGTTTCACAAGTTTTCTTTAGTAGTTTTTCCAACCAGTCTTTTAAGTTAATGTTGTTAGTCATCGGTCAGCCTCCTCGATTCATCTAAGCGACCTCCTATTCTAAGAAGGCCGCATTTTTTGCAGACAAAATACGCATGTTTATGTAAAAAGATATTTCTCTCATAGTGAGAAAAAACAAACTTATGCTGCCCCACGCATTCCCGATCTTTTAAGTTAGTTTCTTTTTTCATAATAAACACCTCCTATTTTTCTAGTAACTACTAGACCTCATAGCCCTCGAAGCGTCTCGTTAATTGCGTTTAATCTAGTCTTAATGTCTTCTAGTTTTTGAATAAGGCCTTGGATAAAAATGTAGGGCGGAAAATCGGCAGTAAGTTCTACAACAGGCATGCTACTACTACCGAAAAGTTTGCCCTCAATCTTACTAATAACAACGTCAATATCTTCTAAACGGCTAGTCAAAGTTGGTTTCGACTCCTCTTTTTCTTTGTTTATGGTTTCTTTCATTATTTTCACCTCCTTTAACTAATAAGCCCACTAGTTGCGGGAGCAATTATTTTCTACTCCTTTCGGCTCAATCTTGATTAGCAAGCTTGGCTACCTTCTTTGAGAAACTCAGCTACTAGCTTTAAAACAGCACTCTCTGTTTGGTTAGGATGGTTTTCGGCCCCATTCTCTTTTTCTACTTCAACAGTCCAGACTATTTTGCTCCCTTTAGTATAATCGTTTTCGTCTGCCGCTGTGATGTAATTAGATATTTTAATTGTCATTATTAACACCTCCTTTAACTACCAAACTTAGTTCGGGGGCGTGGATTTGACGAGTTGCCACCGTCATTAACTCTACGCATTACGCTAAAAGAGTCCGCCTTAACAGCCTACTCGTATAGTCACCACGCATAGCCAGACTTTGTACCCACATATTACCTAGGACTATTGCTGGCCTCTGGTTCATAGTGTCTACCTCTTCCACCACCCCGAACTAAATTTGTTAGTCCTTTCGCCGCTTCCATAACAATTATTTCGGGAGGTGTGGACTAGCCAAACTATTTCCCGTGGTAAACGAGATCGTCGATATATTCAACCTCTTTATCCCACGCCCCCAAAATATAAAACCAGTTTCCGAAAGGAGATCCAGCAATCAAAATAGGGTCTTTCTTTTGCTCCTTTCCCCCGTCGTCAATGATCAGACCCACGCAAGGTTCGTCATCCCGCACCTTGGCGTAAGTCTTAGCGTATTTCTCAAGTTCCTCAATACCCTCCATTGGCACGTTTTTGTAATAACTAGCGAAGTCTGCCCAACGTAACTTATACTTAGTGCAAAGTTCATCAATTTTCGAGCTGGTGGTAATCGCCCACTTAAATAGATCCTTTACTTGACTATATTTCTGTCGGGCCTTAAGAAAGGCCAAAGCTATCTTCTCGTCCTTCTGTGGAACCGACTCGCCTAAATAATCATTTAGGACTTGCATTCTCTTTCGGACGACCTCTATTTGACGTTTCAAATCGGTTAAATCCATTTTTGGTTCTTCAGTGATTATTTCCTCAAAGACTTCGACTGGTTTCTTCACTATTCTAGAATCAGAACTCTCCTTTTGAGTGGTTGTTACTCCGATTGAATCTACTCTAATATATTCGCCCACACTAAAGGAGGTACTCATACCCCAACCGCTACGATAAGAGTGTCTAGAGGTTTTCTTTAGTTTTTTAAGTAAGTTTGTTAAAGGTTTCATATCTCGCCGCTCCCGCTCCCAACCACCAAGCTGTCCTCAAGTGGTGGCGGGGAGTCGAAGCGCTAAATAGAGGCTAGAATCCTAGCCAAAATCAGGCCCGATAAAAATAAACACACTCCAATAAGTACTCCGATACTAACTAAAGCCACCGTGGCGACTCTAGCCAAGTCCTCTCCAATTTTATCCTTATACTCTTTTCCATTTAAACGGTTAGGTTTTTTCATAATTTAATGTTTAGCAACTAGCTAGGTACTTTTGGTATGTTTTGTTTTTGAAGGCTCCCCAAGCTTTCCAAGAACCCCAGCTTTCCCTGATAGTCTTAGCGAAGTTGATGTTATTTTCAGGTACGCAAAGCCAAACTTCCTTTTCGTCCCAGGTAGTGCCTGGGACTTTCTTGGCGTGGGCATATAGGTTGACTTGGTATAAACCAATTGAAAAGTCTAGTCCGGTTTTATTCTTGGCACAGCCGGCCGTGCGGTAACCTTCGGCTAACGCTACAGCTTTAGCTAGACACTTCTCGTCAGGAAAAGCGGTAAAAATTAAATAGTCAAGGTAATTACTATTCCAGTTGTCTATTGACGTGGATACTAATGCCTCTGTAGCGAACTGTAGTGAGCTAGGTGAGGTGTTTTTAGCGGGAGCGGCACTTTCCCCCGCTTGTGGAATGAAACGCTTCTCAATGCGTATAGGGGCGTTTAAACGTACTTCGATAGGAAAGCTCCAAATTAAACGGTTTTCGTCAAACCAAAGGCTTATACCAATAGCTCCATAGGTTACTCCGCAAACTATTACCGCTAATAGTCCAACTAGAAAAAACGCTTTTTTGTTACTAAACTTGTTGGCTAGGTTTTGTCTTGTTTTGGCTAGGTTAATTGGATACATAAGGTTTATATTCGTTAGGTAGTTGGAATGTATAGCTTTTACCGCAACCATTTACTAATACGGTGTGCGTGCCAGTTATGGTAGTAACGTAGGCGTTAGTCTTATGTTTGTAGACTCCAGCCTTCCAGTTAGCTTTAGCGGCTCGGCTTAGTTTCTCCGCCGTTATTACCTTGTTGGTATTAAAGATAATGTCTAGTAAGCCGTAGTGTTTCATATTATCTATAGTATATCATAACATAGATAACTTGTCAAGTATCAAATTCTTAGGAGAAAAACGCTTCCCGCATGGTTGTTCTTATCATTTTAGACACTCCCCGAGTTCCCGCTACCTTCTTGAAGTCTTGAAGAGTAGGTTTAATACCATACTTTCGGCAAATTGTTTGGCGGATAAGTTCCGCTGCCGACACGCCTTTAATGAGCGCCAAGGAGCGGACATTCAACCACGGTTGTTTGCCTATTAAAAAGGTTGTAGAAGTGTCGGAAAGTTTTATTCTTACCGTTATAAAGTTTTTCATAGCTCACGGCCGCCCCCGTTTAAGAGGCGGCAGTCAACTAGAAAGGAATTTCGGTACTTTTAACGTCTTCCTTTCCTTCTATGTGGTTAGCGTCTTCGGTAGAGACGTCGCTTGGAAAGTCAATATCCTTCTTCGGCATACAACTATTCCTCTCGCCGTCGCTTAGAGACTTTAAGTTATTAGAAAGTTCGGGCGATAAAACGCTAGTAATGTTACTATTAGTCCTACCGTCGACAGTTGTTTGTTTGACAACTATTTGAACTTTAGCCTTAATTAGTGAATTAATGTCAAAGTCTCCAATTATCGGTTCTTGAATTATGGCATTAACGAACTCGTAGAGCTTACTAGCCTGTCCGCCGTTGGCTCCCGAGTAGTAGGTATCGTTTACAAAGTGAACAATTTTCTTTGCTCTAGCCCTTTCGTCAAGAATACCCATATAGACGTAGTATTTGTTTTTTAGGCCGTATTTAGTTTGCAAACCTCGCTTGTATTGAATATCAACTATTTCGGCAGTGTATACGCCTTGCGGCAATGCCTCAAATTTAGGTTCGTCTCTTAAAATTGCGTGTTCACGTTCAACCATTGTGTTCACCTCCTTTAACTACTAAACTTAGCCCCACATCGTAGCTTCCAACCTTAGTTAGAAGCTAGGTCTAGGGTTGAATCTTATTATGTATTCCTGCTCCCGCTACTACTCCTTTCACGGCTCTTGCAAAAGCTCTTGCTACGGCTCTGGCTCCAACCCCCGCTCCTGCTCCTACTCCAGCTAAAGCTCCTGCTCCAACCCCCGCCCCCGCTCGTACTCCCAATCGGCACCCACCTCAAAGTATTTATATTAGCTCCTATCATTATTTCCACCTCCTTTACCACCTATAACCTTTGTATTCTTGGTTATAATGACTAAGGTAGTTGTTTTCTTCTCGGCGCCAACTAGCTTCTTTATCTCGCAAGTCTTCCTCCCACGAGTCGTCCGTAGAAACATTGACTTTCTTAGGTTTAACTTTGGTTATTTTCTTCATATAGTTAAAATAATAGTCCTCTTTCGTTTAACTTTCCAAAATTAGACATAGGGGCCGTTAGTCGTTTGTCGGCTTCGTGGTACTTGGTGATAGCGAAGTCTACGCACCGTACCCAACATTGATAATGGCTTATCTTACCTTCGGCGTAGTCTCGGCAAAAGCGTTTGACTTTTTTGTATCTAATTAAGCGTGTCATAGTTGATGGAGGTGGCGAGAATCGGACTCGCGTCCTAAGGTTAGTCAAATCCGTTCACCCCCAAGTTGCTAGATAAGCTCTAGCGGGCTTGTCCCGTTAGGTAGCTGTAAAAGGACTAAGCCTAAGCTAAACCTAACTAGGATATATCATAACATATTGGGGATAGTTTGTCAATACCCCTTTATCTTTGGAGTAACATGGCTTCTCGTAGTGAATCCATGAGAACTTTTACAGGAATGGGGATGTTGGAGGTGGTATACCCGTTGTTAATAGCTAACTTCCTACCAAATCTCAATAGCCATTCGGCCCAGTTTTCAACCCACGTCTTTTGTAGCAGCAAGAAGGGAAGGAAGTAAACTTTGTGGCTGGGCATGACAGCATAAGCAATATAGTCGGTATATTTATCTCTTCCTAACCAGCCAACTTTCTTAGTTTCAAAGTTAGAATATTCTTCTAGGAGAATGTCGCCATAATCTACCCGCCGCTTCTTTTCGTCAACATAAACAATATTGTCGTTTTCAAATATTAGCTCCTTGTCTATTCCTAGTCGTTGTTTAGCCAGTTCCGTTACCGTTCTTATCTCTTTTAAATGAGGAAACGCCTTAAAGTAAGCGTCGTTTATACTGCGGTCAAAATTTCCTTCTAAAGAATAAACAAGGTCAACATTAAAGTCGTTTTTTCTAGTAACTATCAAGTTGGTCTCCATAAACTGTCCAAAGAGGACTAAACTGGTGTCGAGAAAAGAGTTCTAGGTATTTTCTATTCGGGAACCACTTTTCTAGCCATTCGTAAATGATTTGTGGCTTTCGGGAATGTTTTGTCTTCTTTTCGGAGTAGACAGAGGGAATTCGGAGAGATTCCTCCGGCGGACTAAATGGGCCTTTAATGGCAACTAATAATAGCTCGTGTTGCCCTCTAAACCAATAACCCATTCCTAAAGACTGCTTATCCCATACCATGTTGGACTTATATTCAAATCCCCAGGCTTTTATAACTTCTAGGGCTTCTTGGAGCTTGGGGGCGGTGGTCCATAAATATAAAACAGCATTTTCTGCAGCTGGTACCTTCATTTCGCAAATATCTTGCAGACTTAGTGTTTGATATTTGTTCTCTATGTCGTCGGCGGAGTCTTTGCTAAATTCATATCGCCATGGCGGATCAGCATAGATTACGTCGTATTCTCCTTTAGGTAGTTCTAGCGTGATTTTGTTTTCGGGGGCGGCGGGGAGGTATTTGGTAATTAATTTGTTCCAAGTTATATTCTTTCCTTCTGGTACTTTGTCTAGTTCGGGGTACTTATCGTAGGCTTGCAGTGCGTACCACAGTGTCCGCTCAGAAGTGTTTAAGGTTACTGCAAGGTCCTGCAGTAACTTTGTGCTGAAGTTACTATCCTCTCTTAGTCTCTTTCCTAGGCTCCAATAGCCCTCTACTAGCGCCCACCGAGAAGTAAAAACCGCCTCCGTAATTATGTCTTTACAGTCTTCTATTAAGTTTTGGTACCAGTCTTGAGTAATGAGTTCATTCATAAAACAAAGCGCTGGGAATTGTTGCCAAAACCCAGCGTTTTATTTGCAACAATTTTTCGGGGGTAAAGATGTCAAACTAATTGTATTATACACTTTTTTCATTATTTGTAAAGACTTCCGTCGAAGTAACACTCTTAAGTTTTTCCTTTAAGAAAAGGATGGCCTTCTTATCTCCTCTCTTGTAGGCTTGAGCTAGTGCTTTAAGTATTTGGGTTGGCGTTTGTGGTTCCATACTTAACTTCTGCTGTCAACGGGCCGTCCATTGTCAGGCTAATTATAGGACTATATACTTTGTTGAGTAATAAAGTTATTATAGTAATACTCTTTGGTTTTCTTAAATGACTCCGTGTCCCAAATAGCTACTTCCCACTCATTCACATTTCCATTCCATTGCTTAACTAAGGTAAACCTACCTACTTCTTTAGAAGAATACTTTGGCAAGGACTCCGGAAAGAAGGTTTCAAGTAAGAACTCGTGCCTTTTTTGACTTGCGCCCCGTTTTTCATTTCTCATA